ATGGAAAAACGCTATCTTATATGAAAGCAAACGCCCTAATTTCTTAACGAAAATCATGAATATCTTTATTGATGGTGAAGCTGGAGAACAATTTATCAGCGAATCAGAGATTAGTGGTTGTGAACTTCGTGAAGATTATGATTGGAACGGTGCAGAGGTTATGGTTGGACTTGATTTCGCTCAATCTAATGATAACTTTGGTGTCGCAATGGTTGCTTTTGATGAAGATCATAACAAATTTGTGGCAAAATCGTGGAGTTTCTATCCATCTGAAAAAGAAAAGGCTAAATCTAAGGCTGAACGTGTTGATTATGCTGATTTAACAGCAAAAGGTTGGGCTATTTCAACAGAAGGTCCAACAGTTGACTATGGTGAGGTTGAACGTTTTGTTATGGATTTAGAGGATAAATATGGCGTTACTATTAAACAAATTGGTTACGATAAGTGGAATGCGATGAGTTCTGCCGCTAAATTCGAAACCGAAGGTGGTTATGAATGTATTGACGTTCCTCAAAACGCTAGAGGTATTTATCCTGCAACTAAATTATTACGAGAATCAATTGAAAATGATTCTTTTGCATTTGATCCAAATGATTTTTATAAACAAAATTTCTTAAATGCAAAAATGGTTACAAATTCAAACTTATCATATTATTTAAACAAGAAAAAATCATCAGGTAAAATTGATATGGTTGCTGCTACCGTTGATGCAATGGCATTGTGGCAACAAGATAAGATTGAATACTTGATGAGTGGAGATATGAATATCGAAATTATTTAAAAAAGAAGGTGATTCAAACGGCAAAGGAAAAACAGGGTGTCATTAAAAGCTTAGTTAATCAATTTATTCCAATGTTTAATAATGACACTCCAGCTAGTAATAAAAGTCCGATTTTAGTAAACACTTCTAATTACAGCCCAGAACTCGATGCGACGGGGCAAGATATTGAGATAGACGAAAATACCGTCATGGGTATTCCAGCCTTTAAATCAGCCATGGACCTTATTGTAGGGACAGTTGGTTCGTTACCAATTGAATTATTTCAACCCGACACAGGTAGTGTCCCTAAAAAGATTGCGGATGATTATAGATTACAACTTTTGAATAACGAAGCAAACGCTCAAATGAGTTCTTATAATTTAAAACGAAAAATTGTTAAAGATCTCCTATTATACGGACAAAGCTTAACATATATTGAGAGATCAAGCAATGATGATCCTAATCAAGTCACTTCTTTATATCCATTAAACACAAAAGATATCACGATTAATGTTTATACAGCTAATGGGTATAGTTATTATCCAGAAGTCGTTTATACAACAAATGCTGGTATTTTTAATTATGACAATGAAAATTTAATTAATATTTTAGGTGATTCGGACGATGGAATTATTGGTCAAGGCGTTATTGAAAAGAATGCTGATACTTTACGACTAGCTATCAACCAAAGAAATTTTGAAAAGAATTTGTTAGGTAACGGAGCTATTCCAGCATCTACTTTAACATCTGATAAAAAAGTAACTAACGAAGTTATGAGTAGATTGAAAAGTCAATTCTCAAGTCTTTATTCAGGGCCTAAGAATGTTGGTAAAACCGTTATTCTTGAAAATGGGATGGTTTACAAACAACTTTCAACTAACCCAGATAACTTGCAATTAAGTGATAGTAAAACCGCAATGCTTGGGGAAATTGCTCGAATGTTTAATATTCCAGAAACATTAATTAACGCTTCTGCGAATAAATATAATTCTAACGAACAAAATAACATTCAGTTCTTCCAGTATTGTTTACGTCCAATTTTAACTTCGGTTGAATCTGCTTTAGATCAATCTTTGTTATTGGAATCAGAAAAAGCAGAAGGGTATGCATTTAAGTTTAATACCGATTCAGTATTTCAAAATACTTTGCAAGATAAAGTCACAGCAATTGGTACATTGTTTAATCAAGGACTTATGTCTTATGAGGAAGCACGTCATCAATTCAAATTACCAAATCTTGTTTCGGAAGACTTTATTAAACTTACTTTAGGTGCTGTTATTTTCTATCCTAAGACAGGTCAAATGATTGTTCCTAACACTTATGGTAATGAACAACAATCAAGTGATGAAGACACTACACAAACGTCTCCAAACGGAGCAACGATTCCAGTAGCAACTTCCACTAACAAAACCTCTCAAGTTAACGCTGAAAATCAGATTCAAAGCCATGTTAAAAAGGTACAGAATAATCTGACTGGAGGTGGTAAGAGTGGTTAAGGAAAACAAAAATTTAGAAATTAGAGCCATGAATTTTGATAGTTCAAACCTTAATTTTGATGATAATAATATGCATGTTTCAGGATTGGTTAACAAAGCCGGTTCTAAAAGTCAAGTTATTTCAGAAGATGGGATTGAATTTTATGAAACTATTAATCCACAGGCATTTATTGACGCAGTAAATCAAACAGATCATCCGATTGATTTCTATGAGGAACATGATCCGAGTTTATTGTTAGCAACAACTGATAACGGTTCTTTGGCATTAAATGCTGATCCAACTGGTTTAAACATGGAAGCAACCATGGTTGATACACAAGTTGCACGAGATGCTTATCAATGGATTAAAACAGGGATTATTAAAGGAATGAGTTTTGGTTTTACCGTTCTTGATGATTCTTGGGATAATAGCGGAGAAATTCCTTTTAGAACAGTCAACGCAATTGAATTGTATGAAGTTTCGGCTGTTAGATTTCCTGCATATTTAGCTTCTGATATTGAAGCTCGAGGAATTAAGAATCTAAAAGAATTTAAGAAACGTGGTTTTGATGCAATTTCTAATGTCAAATTAAAGAAGGAGGAAAGAAATTTGGACTTAAGTAAAATTTCAGATGAAGATTTGAAAAAGGAATTTGAAAAACGTTCTTTAGGTCAAGATGAAGATAAGGACGATAAGGAAAAGGAAACACGGGCTTGCAAGAGCAAGGAAGATCGTGATGATTCAGTTTTGAGTTTAGATGATGCAAGCACTTTAATCTCGTCTGTATTTGGCGATGATTTTGCAGACAATCTTGTTAGTCAAATTATTGACAGTTTTAATACTCAATTGGGCGACTTTTTGAATGGTTCAATTGATGATGGTAGTGATGATGATGAAGATCGTGCTTCCAAACAATTCAACATTATTCCTGTAAAACCAAAACAAACTCGTGATGATTCAGATGACGGTGATGATCAACAATTAGAAACGGATTCACGAAGTCTTGACGACTTTAATAATTTTCTTAAAAAAGCTGAAACAGCGGAAGGAGATAAGTAATGAATAAGGAAAAAGAGATTTTAGAAAAGCGAAATGCTTTAATTAAAACTGCAAAAGAATTTGGCGAAAAGCTAGATGCTAAGAAGTTAACTGATGAACAAAAGAATCAAATCAATGAATACCGTTCACAAATTCAAACGTTGAATGATTCATTAGATACAATTAAGGGTTTACAAGAACAAATTATGGGTAGTAAGAACAAGACTACCGAAGAAAGAGATGATAATAAGATGGATTCTAAGTCTGAAGAATTTAAGAAGTTAGAAAAGCGTGCCATGGGGGATTATTTCCGTGGTAAGACAGCCTCAAAGAACATTAAGGAGTATCGTGATGCTGCTGTTAGTGCTGGTATTACTTTAGGTAATGCAACCGAAGATACTGCCGGTAATGGTGGTATTTCTGTTCCACTTTCTGTTCAACAAACTATTATTCAGAAGTTGAATGAAACTTCACCTGTATTCAATATGGTACAGAAGTTAGATTCTATGAACGGTAACTTACGAGTTATTCGTGAAACTGATTCCAATGATGATGGTTTCGTTGGGGAAGAACAAGCTGTTAAGGCTTTGTCGCCAGTGCTGTCACACGTTGACTTAACTCAAAAGCGTGTTGGTGCTTCGCTTCAATTGACTAACCAAGTTATTAATGACGCTGGTTTTGATGTTATTAATTATGGTGTTAGTCGTTTAGGTCGTTCTCTTGCTAAGGCTTTGGAACGTTCTATCCTCGTTGGGGCAAAGGCTGGCGAAGATGCTACTTCTGTCTTCAAGCCTATTGTTGGTAATGTTGATCCTGCTAACGTTGGTAAGTTGGCTGGTGCAACCCCAACAATTGATGAATTGATTGATGTAACTACTACATTGAACACTGGCTACCTTGCTAACGCTGTTTGGATTGTATCACGCCCTATCTTCAACGGTATTTCTAAGTTGAAGGATGACGATGGTAAGCATTTAATCTTTGAATCACAAGTTGGTAATCGTCCTGGGTTTAATCTGTTGGGCTACCCAATTTATGTTTCAGATGTTTTGAATGCTGGTACTACTGGTATTGTCTTTGGCGACTTCCTTGATGGTTATGATTTGATGATCAAGAAGGGTCTTACCTTGACACACGTTACCAACGATAGTCAACAGACCTTAACTGGTGGGCATTTGATGGTTCTGGATGCTTACATGGATGGTGCTGTTGTTGATCCATTCGCCATTGCAACCCGTCCAGGTGGTGCGAGTAGTGGTAAGTAAGCCTACAGTTGACAAAACATCAACTGACGCTTCTAGTGTGACCGTAACGGCTCACTAATCTTCTTCACGTTGTCGCCTAGGAAAGCTAACAATACCATAATGGGGCGGCTATTATTTTTTTGAAAGGAGTTTTAGAAAATGGCAAACACATTTGACCTTTATGATGATAAGGGTACAAAAGTTGAGAGTGGTGTTGCTTCACCATTAACTCACACTGGATTAGCGGCAAATACAACCTATTCAAATTGGAAAATTGCATATGCTGGAGATACAACTAACTTAGTTAAGGTTCCAGATTTTAAAACATTGAAAGTTGCAGTCACTGGCGTTTCAGCTACTCCTGCTACTGTTTCTATCGTTGCTGGACAAACAGCTAAGGTTGCTATTTCTGTTCAACCTGCTAACGCAACAATTAACGAATATAGCATTACATCTGCTAATGAATCAATTGCAAAAATGGACCAAGACGGTACGATTCATGGTATTGCCGCTGGTACAGTGAATATTACAGTTGCTTCTGTTGATGATCCTTCTAAGGTTGCTGTTGTAGCAGTCACTGTTACCGCCGCAGCTTAATGAGGTGATCTAATGGCTGTTACAATTTCGGACTTAATGAAACATCTCAATGCAGACGATGATGAACAAGATGTTGTACAAGGTTATTTGGACAAAGCAACTGCCACTGTTAATTTATATTTAAATCAAACCGATGGTCAATTTCAAGGCGATGATTTAGATTATTTTAATTCTGTCAAAGATCAACTAATTTTAGAGTTTGCTACCAACTATTATCTGCATAGAGATGGTGCGACTAAATCTAATTTTAATAATTCATCAAGCTTAGATTCGATCTTTGGTGGTATTAGAAATCCTAGTTTGTGAGATGATTTATTATGGCTGAATTAGGGAAAATTAATTTATGGCGAATGAAGGACAAAGTGGAATTCGGAAAAGCGGAGAAAGAGTTACCCAATGGTAACCATGTTCCAGACCCCAATTTTCCAGCTATTTGGACAATGCATTGTGCACCCTATCGAGTTTCAGATAGAATGCTTATTTCTAACCCGACACTGAACAATGAAAATACGATTGTTGTTGCTGTGAGACATCATCCTAATCGTGATTATAATTCTTATTCAGCTCGTTATCGAGGAAATATTTATCACGTCACTTACATTGTTCCAGACCCTTCATTGATTGTAACATATGATTTAATATCATTGAAACTTGTACAAAAGAATGGTTAAGAGGTGAAATCTTTGGTTTATGTAAAATCTCAGTCGTCAGCTGAAAAGATTCATTCAGGTGCGACACCTACTGTTTCTGTTCAAGGTGAAGATGAAATACTGAATCAATTAAAGAATCTGGTATTAACTCGTAAAGAACTTTCTGAAATTGTTGAATCGGTTGTTCCGAATATCGAAGAACATTTATATGAGTATACACCATACGATGAAAATGATGACACCGAAAACAAAAAACTTTTTGGAAAACCAATTGGACACTTGAGAGATTACATCACTCACAAACCAAATCAGTACCCAGATGGTGGTACAGATATCGGTTTCACTTCCAAGGCTGCTCCAATTGCTCGTTGGACTAATTGGGGAACTTATCGACAGAAACCTCAATTTTGGTTTGAAAAGTCTTTTGAAACTCTTGATTTTGATGAAATATTCAAAAAAGAGGGCGAAACTGCAAAAAGAATTATTGCGGAAAAGGGGCTTTTTAAATGATTGCGAAAGAGGTTTGTGATATTATCAAGAACGGAAATATTCCGAACGTTGATCCATTAATGGTGTTCGCTTATAGCACGCCATCGGACGTTCAATCTTCTGTTTCCAATAAAATTGTAATTTTAATTACGGAGATTTCAAACCGTCCGTCTAACAAGCACGGAAGCGATAGTTATATTACTAAGCTTGGTTTGCTTCAAGTTCAGATTTTTTACCCTTTGTCGGTAGATTATGATACTGAAACAACTGTTGAAGATCCGCTATTAGAATTAATGGAAAGTAATAAATGGTTTTGTGTTTTAGGTGGTCAGGTAGATCGTGATCCACAAACGTCTCAATTATTTACTACCTTCCATTTTCAGAAGGAAAAAGAAAGAGTTTTTTAGTTTAATAAATAAAGGAGAGATATACACATGGCAAAAACTGTTGGTGCTGATTCTGCTCGTGTTGCCATCTTAAATGACGCAGACGAAACAGTCAACACAAAAGATTACGCAGCTGACTTTGGTCCCACTGGTATTTTTAAGATTGATGCTTCTACATCAGAAGGTTTGATTTCTGCCGCTATTTCTGGTTTGGCTCCAACTATGAACAAGGTTTACGGTTCAGATATGGTTGTTGAGGAATCAGGAAAGGGTTCAGGTTCAGTTTCAGTTACACTTGCTGCCAATGATATTCCAGATCCTGTCTTGAATGATTTGACTGGTATGAAGACTGACACTGATTCAGGTGCATCATTTATTGATACGGACACTCGTGCGCCATATTCAGCACTTGAAATGACTTCACATGATCGTAAGGGTAATTTGGTTCATTTTGCTGTTCTTAAAGGAACTTTTGGACCAGAAGGACATGAATTACGGACTGATACGGACACAGAACAAATGGCAACGGATAGTGTTACCTTTGGTGCTGTTAACCGTAAGTCTGATAAAAAGGTTTATGCAGCTGTTAATACAGGACAAGCAAGCTATAC